TTACCGAAAGGATGCTGCTTTATGGGGCATGGGTGGGACATTTTGCTTAATTTTAGCGTTGATCAGCTCCACCTGTTCAACGTTATTGCTTGGCATCCAGTCACCGTAAACCTGATATAACATCTGCGGACTGCTGTGTCCCATTTGTGCTGCAATGAAATAAGGGTTTGCTCCGGCAGACAACATCCAGCATGCAAACGTGTGTCGTGATTGGTATGGGTTCCTATGCCTAATGCCTGATTTTCTCAGTGCGGTGTTCCATGTTCCACCAAGTGAGGCCGCCGAGTAGCAAATGCCGATCCTGCCGGATATTGTCGTCAGTGCCGGATTGAATACAAACGTACATTCCTCCTCTTTTGTTTTTCCCCGTTGCCTGGTTAGCACTGTGATCTGATGTTTCTTTCCCATCCTGGTTAACTCAAGCTGGTCTTTCAGTGCGTGAATGGCATTTACGTTTAGCTGAACTATTCGGTTAGTTCCTGCATCAGTTTTTGGGAGGGTGAATTGTTTTGCTGTGGTTACGTTACGTCTTACACATAAAGTCCCAGCAACTAAATCAATATCTTCCCATGCAAGAGAGCACATTTCTCCATGTCTAAGCCCAGTATATACCGCTAGCGTCCATAGATTCGTAGTCTGTCGGCAATGGCAAGCAGATATCAATCTATCGAACTCATCAATAGACAGAGGATCAGGACGTTGTCTGGCTGTTTTAAGCAGCTTTACCGAAGCTGTTATATCCGTGTCCATATAACCATTCTCTTTAGCAAATTTGAAAACAGTCATTGCCCTTGAGACATATCCATTTACTGTAACCACGCTTCTGCCTTTTTTATCAAGTTTTGAGAAGTGATCGCCATCAATAAGCTCATTTCTCATTACTGATAAATCACGAGCTTTAATATCTGCTATTTTTCTGTCTGGCCCAATTGCTCTAACAATTGAAGCCACACAACTTTTATAGCGGATCAGCGAGTTATCAGATATTTCATAACGCTTGATTTCCAACCAGGCATTGAACAACCTAGCCACCGTCATCCCTAACTCAGGTTTAACGACCTTGGGCGACTTAGGGAAACTATCGGCGTAATCAAAGTTTCCCGTCCTGATCGCATACATCACTGACTGGCGAAGTTCCCCGGCAATCTTCCTGTTTTTCGGTGTGTCTGGAACGCCAAGTGACTCCCTGCACCTTTCCCCGTTATACATAAACCAGATGCGGAGCATCCCTCCGTGGGACTCCGTTCCGGTTGGGTATTGCTTCTTCATGATCAACTCCTTCCTGAATGAAAAGGGATCGCTATTTAAGCAGACTTTTTCTCTCGACGTACCGCTTTCGGCATTCTTCCTATCCACTCCTCAATTAGCTTTAACTTGTAAAAGCATGGGGCGGTTTCATGTGGTTCCCCATTACCAGAAACATGTCGATATTCCCTACCTTCCATCCACGAGGTATTTCTTGCGTGTTTAATTGTGTTCTTTTTTAGGCCAGTGACGGCCATAAGTACCGACTCAGAAACCCATTCGGCGGGTACAAGCTGAATAACATTGGTCATAGCTGGCCTCTTATCTCTTTATCAATCCCATCACCTGTTCCACTTAAACTGACCATTCAGCACGCCGATGGCGAAAAGAAGCCAAGCCAGCTTGTAGCCAAGTGGCTTTATCTTTTCGTAATGTCGCAGGATGATAGGGCGGGTGATGGAGTCTTTATTTGTGTTAGCCGGCAGAGCGGCGAGGGTGGTTTTAATTTCGTTGTTACACATTCTGGCGGTGGATTGGAGCGCGTTCTGTTTCTCTTCAGGAGTCACGGCAAATCCTTGTCAAAGCATCCCGTTTGAATATTCTTTCTCTATCGGCGTCTCTTTGCTGCACACTTCAATTGGGCCCTTCAATATTTCACGGTTAGCTCTGCCAATGACTGAATCAGGGCTTATATCTAACCCGCGCAGTGGCTTTGATTTTGCGTCGAAGTCATCAATGATTCTCTGACGCTTACCGTCAACCCTTCCTTGAAGCTCATCAAAGTGTTCATCGCAGCTATAAAACCCTCGATACTCATATGTGTCATTGCTATCAAATTCAGCCTTACACACCGCGCAAGTGTATTTGTCTCTCATCAGTGAACTCCCTTCATAGCATCACCCACCACATAGATAACAAGGCACATAGAGAAGAGGGTGAGGATTATCGCCATCAGTATCTCAGTTGATAATTTGAGTCGCTTCATGCTGCCTCTCTTAACGATTTCAAATGTGGAGCATTAGCCTGGAAAACTGCTTCAGCGAAACCGCGAGGTGTGGCGCTTCGAATGTTCTTCACTCGCTCTGACTTACCGCCCAGCTTTAGATGTTGAGTTGAATAACCTTCAGGCACGAGAACTGGCAACTTATCCGGCATCACAAAGCCCCCACCAGTCCATAGGCATGTTTTCTTTGGGTAGGCATCCCGCGGAGCAATGTAATCTGGGTATGTTGGATGAACGTCATCAACTGGTAGGTAGCCGCCGTAATCACTTGGATTGAAAATGAAATTAGGCTTTCCAAATATGCCACTGAAAACACTTACTGGATTTTCGAAGAACCATGGTGCTCCGGTTATTTCACCAATCATTCGGCATTGTTCAGCAACGAGAGCGGCCTTAGCCTGAAAATGAGTATCCGCATTACGTTTCTTTTCGAAGTGAGCAGCACCACTTACAGCCACATCCGTACATGGTGGGAATCCTGCAACAAACACAATTTCTTCATTCCGGATAACATCACCCAATGCGCTGGCGGCCGTCAGGACTGTGTCTGGCCACTTTCGTATTCCCGCTTGGTTACTTTTCTCAATGTGCTGCGGGTCAATTAAAATCGCATCATACCCAGCCGCCACCCACGGTGCTGCCATGATCCCTGTCAGGTCGCACAGGCAAATAATCGTTCCTCTACTCATGCCGCCTTACCTCGCATTAAGTCAGCGCGCCGCCTATTCTCCCAGTCAGTTCTGCAAAAGCTGTCGCAGAAACATCCAGCGCTTATCGACTCGCTACAGTAGTAGCACTTGCCGATTTCTTTCATTTTCTGCCTGGCTGCGGTATTGCGGATAGCTATTTCAAGGTTCAATGCTTCAAGCTCTTGGGCCTGGTCGATTTCATCGCACATTACGCCACCTCGTCATTTACCGGTTCTGATGTGAAATCTTTCAGCGCCTTCTCGCATGCAAGGCTGACGCGAGTAATATGCTGCTGCATGGCTTGTAGGGATTCGATGTCTGATTTCATAACGCCGCGCATAATCAGTGCGGTAATAACTTGGCTAAGTTTTGGGTAATAACCGACAGCCTTTTCATAAGTCTGCCCGGCATATTTACTATCTTTGCCAAACACATTTTTCTGACTGAGGGTGAACTGATATTCATCACTCGTAATGACGTAGTTTTCTATTTCTATACGCATAGGGAATCTCCAGATAGTGAAATCCGTTTCTGTCGTTCCGTGGTGGGGTTAAAACGAGTTACCGATACACTTCGCTGCACATGAGCACAACGTTGGGCCTGAGCTCTTTAATCAGCGTTGATATTTGCAGGCATTCGGATTGAGTGGGGTAGACATCTTCGGTAACTGGTAGGGCGTTGCAACTATCGTTAAAGCAGGAAGTAATGAGAAGAACAAAGCCGATTAGCATTAGTCACCCTCTGGCTTGGATGCTATGAATAACAGGGTGCCGTCTTGAAAGTTATCCCAATCAGCCTGGTCATGTAGGCAAACCACTCGGGCCGTTCGTGTGCTGTCAGAATCGTAATCACTCAACACAACCTGACCAACAGGCAGCAACGCTTTCAACTCTGCAAGCTGCTCACGCAGTGATAGCAGTTCAGCACTTCTTGCTTTCCATCCCTCATATGCCATTGTGTGATCTGTGGCAATATAGTTATCAAATCTGTTTCGCTTCATGTTAAGCGGGTGCCATATGTTAGTGTACCAAGCCTCAAATTCTTGTCGGTCTAACTGCTCTTTACTCAGCATCTGCATTCCCCTCTGTACGATAGAACCCCAGCTTATTTAGTGCTTTTTCAGCGTACATCCCATCCGATTCTTTATTAGCCGCTCGCTTGTCTGCCTCTTCTCGATTTTCTGCATCAATGTAAAAGCTCTGCGATCCGCTTCCGCTGCTGACCATTGCGGAATAAATGAATCGCTTTAATTGCTTTATTTCAGACATAACTATTCCTCAGCAGATTGCTGTAATAGGGTGGGGGATTAGGCTGCCAGTCCGTTGGCAGCAAGTGACAATTTAAGATTTGAGTTAATCCGCTCAGCAGTCCGTTGCGCTTTAAATGGGTTTTTAATGACTTCGTTGTAAGGGGTAATCCATCCGTGGTGCTTACGTGAATAAACGAGAGTTATGCAGCCAACAGTAATGTTGTCGTGAGAGTGGGTCATTGCAGCCTCACATTGGCACTTCTTCCATTTCGGCCTTGCGGATGCCGTAAATGTCGGTAGCCTTTTCGAGTTGGTCGTGGTGGACTGCAAGGACGCGCTTGGTGTACTTGAAGAACTTATCTAACTCTTCTACTGACTTGGCGTTGCTGGCTGCGCTGGTAAAATCAGCGAGCAGGACATCAGGTGAGCGCTCATCGACTTTTGTCGTCTCCAATTCACCCTCAATTGGTTCCGCTTTCTTGGTGTTGATCATCTTGTTCAGATCGGCATTGGTGCGTGGCGTTACATCTCGCTCAGGCTTTGGCTTTCCATCCAGTTCGTCTGTAGAGTAAACGCCGAGAATAACCTCGGGGCAGTACAGGCGTGACCAGCGCTTAACAGCGAGGTAGGCAAGTTGTTGCTTCGGGTCGCTGGCCCATAGGGTGGAATTTCGCACTTGGGCCTGAGAAAGTAATAAAGTCAGAACGCGCGGTTCATCCTCACCTTTCATTGTGGCCCAAACTCTAACCCCAAGCCCTTTCTCGTCTTCCAGCGTCCAATCTGGCGCTATGTATTTCCCACCATTTTTTGATGGTTTCTCTGCAAACTTGCCGATCACGTTTTCCCATGGGCCAAACCAGTCATAGTGAATCCGGTCTTTAGTGGGGGCCATTGCGTAAATCACCGCGTTAACAAGCTGTGCTTCATAACCCAGAGTGCCGCTAACAACGTGAGTCTTTTGAGCAACAACGAATGGGTTCATGCCCCACTGGACAGCTTGCATTGCTACTGCCATACAGTCCGCTTTATTACCAGCGAGGTGAGACGGGATAGTTGATCGCCCGCTTGCCATAAGTGTTGCAAAGTTCTGAATTGCCATCAGGTTTTGAGGGCTGAAAATCGCCACGTTTGCATTGGTAATGGCGGGTTCATTGCTGAGTTCGATGTTGGCGATGTCAGTCATTGTTCTTTTTCCTTGCCCATGCAGGGCGGTAAATGGTTTCTACACCGCCCCATTCGTTGCTGAGTCGGCATTCGTGATAGGTTTTCAGGTTCTTTCTGTACAGGTCATGCCCGGCAGCCACATCATCAGCGTCGAGCTGAAATACGCGGGTGGGGTATCGACCACAGTTAATGGTTTCGCTTACTGCGATAAACAGGAATGTCGGGTATTCGTTGAAGTGATTGAGATATCCATCCCGGTACATGGCGTCCTGCACGTGATACCGGAATTCTTCGATGTGTCGCGAGAAGCGATCCATATCAGCCACTTTTTTCACATCCACTATGATTGGCTGGCTGGTTAGAAACTTATCCGGTCTGATTCGGCATAGTTCCGATGTTTCTTCATCCGTCCAATAGATTGAAGATTCGCAGTATCCTTCTGCTTCTAAAAAGTATCTGGCCGCCGGGTGGGCCATTGCACTCCCTTGCATCAGTTCCAGCTTACAGTGCTGTTCAAAGTCCATTACGGTCTTCCCTGACTCTTCGCACTCTTTCAGGAAGTCCTTTTCTGCTGCCTTACCATCCGTTGTGCGCCGGTTAAACTCTGGCGCTTTGATGAATCGCTTATCGAACTCATCAGGTTCAAGTAGCAGGCAGTGGAGTGCTGTCCCCATATCCAGCGCCTTTAGCTTTTCCGTATCCACTGGTGCTGTTTTCTTCCATGTGAGTATTGCGGGGTTAATGGCCACATCATCCAGTTGCGACTTACTTACCCCTGGCCCCGAGTGATAATCCTCGTTTGATATATCTTGATAGTGACCCGGTTCCATTATGCTGCCTCATCGTGTTCAGCTAAGTGGCGCTGTATTTCCATTGCACGCTGCCACTTTGCATTTTCAAACAGGACGTTGTAGAGCGCGGTATCGAGTCCTTCGAAGTCGTACTCTTCAACTACTAATTTGAACGCTTCACTATCAAAGTCAGGTAGTTGCTCAAAAATTTTAATCAGATTGCTGACCTTGAGTTCTTTCTCTTGCCGAGTTGCAACATGTCCCGCCTGTTCAAGTTCTTGCTCACTCAATGAGCCATAAAGCTTCCGTGCTTCATTCATTTCTGCGTATGTCATAGCAGCCCCTTACTTTCACAAAACGCCAGCGACATAAGTCGATAGCCGGTTTCATTGTTTGGGTAGTAGTGCTCACTGTCACCGATGCGGATAAATAACCGGCCGCCAATTATCTGAAATTTCATGGCTCACCTCGCTGGTTAAGTATTTCGATAAGACGACGCGCACCGTTTTTAACGTTGCGGCAAATGCGGTCGAGCAAAGTCTCAGAGCATCCCGATGCGGGATACCCTGCAATGGCGTATTGCATAGGGATACCTTTTGATTAGTAGTTAATTTGGATAGGTGGTTGCTGGTTCAAAAATGACTGAGCAAGTTGATTTTTGATGATGGCAATAACGCAAGCCTTGGCGCACTCAGCGTCAATTCCGGCTTTAGTTAGTATGTCAATGGCTGCATTGTTAACTTCAGCTTGATGGGCCTTATCAGCAGCCTTTTTCGCTGCCTCATCAGCAACACGTTTCTCTTCGGCTAAGCGTGCGTCTTCTTTCTGCTTGGCTTCACGTTGAACTCGCTCAGCTTCCTGCTGCGCTTTAAGTTTCTCGGCTGCGATAGCTTCCTGCTTCTCGCGCTCGGCCTTGGCGATTGCATCTTTCTTGTCTTGTTCAGCCTTAAGAGCCAATGCAATGCGGTCACGCTCTGCTTGTTCTGCCTGAAGCTTCAACTCAGCTTCACGGCGCGCTGATGCTTCACGCTCTTGTTGTGCCGCTAGGTCAGCATCCCTCTTAACCTTGGCGGCAGCCTCTGCTGCAATCCGGTCGTCACGCTCTTTCTGTAAGCGTTCATCTTCAGCCTTCTTATCTGCCTGAGCACGGTCGAAAGCATCATTCATCAGCAGAGCCATCTCATGGTCAGACTCTTTCTTGACTAGTCGTTCCGCGGTAATACTGGCGTCCATTTCATGGGCTTCCTGCCACATGGCTGCGTAAGCTGCTTCCGCTGCAATTCGTTCCTGTTCTGCCTCAAACTCTAATTTTGGCAGCAAAACCTTTTCTTTCAGTGCGTCCAGCCGGTCACGAACCGTCTTGCGACTGGCATCAATTTTCTTTGGCACTTCTTTGTATTCGGTAACCAAGTCTTTACCCAGACCATCCAAATAAGTTTTGGTCTTAGCCACTTTCAAGCCGAGAGAAGCAATAGCGTCGCGGCCTTTCTTTGTGCTGACGTCTGGAACAAACGAATTAACTTCTTTTTCAACCTGCTGAAGAATTGATTCGATGTGGTCAGGCTGGGTAAATACTGCGAGAGCGTTCTTAGCTTCGATGACAATCGATAAGCCGGTTGCTTCACTCATGCTCATTTCCTTGTGTTTAGCCCACAGCAAAACACCGACATTTGTCAGTTATTTACTCTGGGGATTGGTGGGGGTGGGGAGTTACTCGGTTACTGTTGCGATGTAGCCGCTTTACCTTCAAATTTAGCACCGCAGAACGGGCAGTAATTCATGGATACGCTGCTATCACCATTGGTAAGGCGCTGTTCTAGCTCGCCGTTCTTCTTGCGCTTATAGAAACGGAAGGTGTACGGCAGCCTGACGCTGCAAAAATCACCCTCAGCAAACACCAGTGCGCTATGCGCAAAGCCGCTTTCTGCAACCTCGGCCACGTCATTACCCCGACGCTCCAAGATATGCAGTTTCATTTTCGCGCTAACTTCATCAAAACATTTACATGCCATACATCACCTCATCTAGTGGTCTTATTGCTGCCACCGGTTAAGTGGCAGGGGTAAGGTCACTGGGATGACTCTGCAATCCAGTGGCGCAAATACTTACGACTAAGCCATGATTGTTTGATGTAGCATTTACGAGCCAGCGTGCCGCGTTCATGCTGAGCTGACAGGGCGCGATACTTGGAGTAATCAGCGGCGCACTCATTTGCAAAAGTTTTAACTTGGGCCATCATTCATTCCTCATTTACCCGCCAATAAAAAAGGCCACCTAAGTGACCTTGTTAATCTTCTTCGCCCTCGCCAACTAACTGGCTTAATTCGGCTTGCGTAGGCTTCTTCCAGTTCAGGATTTGCCCCGTTTCAATATCGATATCAAGCTCGAGATAATCGCCGTAGTGGTTTCCAGGGAAGCAATCCGGGACATATTCACTTTCTAATGTTCGAATAACTTCCCCATCAACATCAATCACATCGGCGGTAAATGTATCTCTCACTTTGATACATGTCTTGATGCGCTTAACGTCAATATCGACCTTTATGCCTAATTCAGTTTTCATTCTCTTACCCCTTAACTATGTGGTGGGCCTACTTAAGTCATTTATGCTGCTTTGAGTGAATACTCACGGACCTGACGGCGATTCTTCCAAGCTAATTGCACATAACACGGACGGAGAATTGAGCTATCGCGATACTTAACAGCCTGAGCACGATATTCAGATACAGCCTTGCGTGACTCACTTGCGTAAAACTCATTTCTATTCGCCATACTTACCTCGCTGTTAATGACTCTGATTTACGGTAAGTGCCTGAACTGTCTTTAACCACGTCAGGCGGCAGTGGTTCTGCTATTCCCCAACAGCAAAATCGGTTATTATTCAATCACCCCAACAGTGAAAGGAATTATCAAGTGAAAGATAATCGCATTATGGCGCAAGACCACATGCCACCACGGATGCAACCAAAACCTCAGCCGAAACCAACAGCACCAAAACCACCAAGCGGCAAAAAATAAAATCAGGGAACAAATGGACAGAGAAGAACTGCTTTATAGAATTGAGTACTCATATAATTTCGAGCGGTTATTCAGCGCACTAACGTGGCGAATTGATAAACTTATTTCCTTAGCTCTTCTCGTTCTGGGTTCTGCTGTCTTTTCTGGTGTCCGTGGGGTCTTTTGGTATGGTTTAGCTGTGGCAGTTCTTACGGCGATACAAATGACTTATCAATATGCAAAATCATCAGAGCATTCATCTCGACAGAGTAGGGAGTATTTAAAACTCCTGACTCTTGAAAATCGTTATTCTGATGACGAATTGCTAGATAAACTTGTTGAACTGGAAGATAACGATCTTAAACCATGGCTCATACTTTCAGATGTATCCTTGGTCAGGACAAATATCAGAAAGGGATATCCAGAAGATCAAGATCCCCATCTTTCCCGGACTAAGCGTTTTATTGCATGGTTTGCCGGAGATAACCCACACCGGTGAGCGACTCATAGGATCAATGATGACCTGTAGAGATATAACCCCTAACCACGCCATTCCTCGCCCAACACCAAAACCGCCTAATCCAAAAGGCTGAATCTACCGCGGTAGTTAATCCTACCGCGCCGTAACACTCTCAGATTTACGGTATCCAGCTGCGAAAGCGGCCACTTCAGGCAAACATATATTGTCCGCGCTTGGCCGCTCACTGCTGCGAACCGGTACAGGCATCGTTGCTTTGTATACCCTCGATGTGCAGCCCTCAGAGAGCTTTGTGAACGCTGCTTCTATACGGCTTGCCATTGCACGACTTTCATCGCACTCGGCCTTGTATGCTGCGTAGTGCTCACCACGTTGGCGGCAACGACGAGACTTGGCGTTATCTTTCTTACGCTTGGTGATTATCTGAATCATGGTTACCTCCGGTGATTGGCTTTGGTTGGGAATACCCTCTATGGGTGACCTCCACACTCTTAGCGTGGCGCTCTAAGCTTGGCTAACGTGCTATCTCCCATCGTGCGCACTCAGAGAAATATTCCGCCAACTCTTGCAACCGTCACCACCATCGCGAATGGTCGACTACCGGTTAACACTGAGCTAACTCCCACCAAAGCCAACTTCTCTTTGGTCTACCGCAAGCGGCGGTAGAAGTCCGTCACGAGGATTGATTAGCATCTCTGCTTTCGTTCCCCGCTTTGTTAATGAGCAGCCTGTCGTCCTGACTGGCGCGGCGAGTAGTTCCTGTCTGCCGCATCGATGTTTCGTTTCGATGGGATAAATATACATATTGTATTCATGAGGTGCAATACATTTTGTATACAATTTGCAGGGTGAATACATAATGTGGTGATTTTTAAGGTAATTTAATTTTAAAATAATTCAGACGTGACCATTCGCACCTAGCTAACAGGCGTGAAAAGTGTGAGGTGAGTAGTGTTTAAAGCTGGTAGGGTGGTGAGATTGTCAGATTACAGGCACAAAAAACCCGGCAGCGGGCCGGGTATCATTAATCTTCTTGGGAAGATGTTGGTATTTCGGGAGGCGAGGATGGTTTTTTAAACCACCCGACAAAATAATTAAGCTTGCGAGAGTTGATTTCAATTTCATTGCTAAGAATTTCATTGTATCTGGTTCTTGCCTTTTCCCTAACGTCAGGATAGGCATTTTCATCATTAATAATCTTTTTTAATTTCTCTTTTTCGGGTGATGCGCACACTTTTAAAAAAAGTATCTCACCAACGGTCATGCTGCCAATGTCACTTATTACTTTAATAATAAATAATATGCACAACGATAAAAAAGGAATGGATCTGTACGCCCAATCACGGGTATCCCCTATGGGAAAGTAGTTAGGTATTAAGTTTGTAGCATATCCACAAAGGATGCTTGCTATCAAAATTGGAAGCCCATTTTTCCCGGCAGATTGCAATTTCTCATTTGCCATTTTTAGGGTCCTTATTGTTAAATGCAGCTAAGGTTGCATCTAAAAACCCCATTTTTGGATCTGGAATAACCTGCTTAGTGACTTCATGCCCGTACTCATCCCTATCTTGATAGGTAATAATTTTTGGGTTCGCATATTCAGAAACAATGTACGCAAAAATTATTTTTGACATCCAATACACCAGCGGGGCAATGGCAAGATAAAGTGGTATATATGACATTAAGTTACCCTCCACTAGTGTTATGACTACGCCAATCAACGTAACAACTAGAGCTGATATTAGCATCAATCTATGCTCTATGTTTAGTGATAATGACTTATGCGTTGTCGGAAACAATAAAATGACGTGAGGGATGTATAAGCATTCTCCAATCTGATTTTCTACGGGTGGGTTTGGTAACCCTATGTATTCCGTATCAAAAATAATTGAGTGTGCATCAACACTAACAGCAGCCATTTAGCTCCCCTCTTTAATCTTAAGCGAAACGTGAGAGGTGTTAAGCATTATCATGTAACCACAATCAGAACAGTATAACGGAAACGCCCATACCCCTCTGCCTTGCATGGTTGGGATTGGGAGGGTGATAATTAATGGCCCCATATCTCCTTCATCTCTTGTTGCTATAACCCAATTCGTGTTTTTACATAACGGACACAAAAGGTCACCATGCTTCTTCTCATAGCCCTCAAAATAATCAACTAACTCTTTTTGTCTTACAGATATAGCTGTTGTTACTACCTTAATATCTTTGCCGTCTTCAGATGGTTTTTCTTTTTGAGATTCCATTTATCCACCATTTTATCTAATTGTTATGTTCCATTTCGAAATATATTTACTGCTCCCAATCCCTCTATGGGCTAGCAGTGGGTTTACCTAAGCCTCATTATTTTTCTGAGTGCTTTTACTGACTCAATTCCGTCACGATAGATAGCGCTTATATCATCATGCTGTTCAGGCCGTTTTATCCTGTCCCTGCATTGATAATATCTATCCCACACAGCTTTCAATTCTTTGCTCTTTTTGTTAGTTACTCTACGGGATAGCATTTCTATGTTTTGGTAAGGCAGCGGGTCGACGCTTAGCGAATCATTGCCCTCCCATATGCTTTGTATCAACTCCAATTCGGCTAAAATCGGTTCCGCAATAGCATTCCATTCTTTGCGATTATCGTTCCTCACGGCAGCCTTGTAGCCAAAATAGTATGTTGCAGGTAATGCAACGACTGATATAATTATTGCAATAGTTGCAACCGCATCACTGTATGTCATGGAGATATCCCTATGTCTTTCTCAGGTTCCGATATTCTTGCCACTGTCGCATTAATTGCTTCGGTTACTAACCTAACGGTCGTCTTGTTTATGTGCTGGCGTGCCCGAAATTGGTAGGGCTAGCAGTGGGTTATGGTATGTGTTCCCACTTGATATCAACCACAACGCCAATGATCTTACAGTTACCATTGATAATGGTCGGCGGGTGATGCGGGTTTAATGCCTTCAGATACTTACGGCCTGCGTCAGTCATGTACTGTTTGAATGTAGCCTCGTTCTCATTCTCCAGCTTAGCCACAACCAATTTACCGCTGACAGCTTCCTTCTCTGGGTCAACCAGGATAATCATCCCCTCTGGCACGGTGAAGCCATTTGGTGACGTCATTGAGTCGCCCCTAACCCGAAGCCAGAATGATGAATCACTTGCATCTACAGTGGTCTCAGGCCATACGTCAATATCGTCTTTTCTGTATGGTTCAACCGCTTCTAGCCAGCACCCAGCACTAACCCAGCTAATCAAGGGGTAGCTTCCTTTAACCTCTTTTTTCCCGACATAGCTAACGCTGCGTGTGGCCCCGTCTTTTTCAGAAATAGTACCATCTGGGTTAACGACAAATTCAGTCATCCCAAGTATGTCCATTATTTTTGCTATCTCTTCAATATCAGGTTTTCGCCGATCATTAAGCCAATGGCTCACTGCACCTTTAGTTATTCCGAGGTGCTCAGCGAGAGTTTCCTGAGTTATTCCAGATTCTTTCATCCGGATTTTTGCAACATCGAACCATTTCATTTTCATGCCTTGATTATACGTTCTGTATAGCCCCATTCGAGACACAATATGTATACATTGCTTGCTTATCAAAAATACAATACGTATACTTTTATCTTGGAAGGAGGTTCCTATGAATAATCTGCGAATTTTTCGCGAGCGCATTGGATTAACACAATCCGAGCTAGCAGAGCTAGCTGGATGCACGCCTGGAGCGATTGGTCACTACGAGACTGGCCGCCGAGGAATGGATATTAATCTTTGCCGTCAGTTTGTTGAGATTCTTAACTCATCTGGCGCAGCAGTAGGGCTGGATGACGTTTTCCCACCCAAGACACAAAAAGCAGCTTAAGCACTACCGCTCTTTACACAATCAGGCCAGCTCTGCCGCTTGCGGAGCACACCAAAGTGACAAGCTCACTGCTTTGTCACGTAACAACATCTAACAAGGGAAGAGTACGCAATGGAACGTGCACAGAAACGCACTAACGCAATTGAATTAGAAGTACAGGTTATGAATGGCATCAGCAGCAAGGGCCAACTGGAAGCCGCTAAGCACGTAGGTGTTGACCGGTGCCAGATAAGCCGCTGGATATCAGGCAAGGACAGCATGTTAAGCAAGTTCTGCCGGTTGCTGGAGTTTGCCGAGATTGAGAAGCCTGAAAACATTCTGGCAATAGCAGGGAATGAAGCAAGGGAGATAGCAACGACACTTCGATTGATGCGCCTGATGTTGAACCCTTCAAAAGTAAAAGTCCCGGCTGCGGTAACAGGTGAAGACAATCAGATAACGATGGAGTTCTGAAATGAAAATTAACTGGAAAGATAAAAATGAAGTTATAGCGGTTGCCGGGGTCTATGGCGCTGGAATGGTGGTTATCAAAATCAAAGGCCGGGACAACTACAACATCGTTCACGCCTCCCGCAAAGACCTCTACATGAAGTCAGGCGTTCAGATAATCCATCGCACAGATGAAACCAAATGAAAATGCCCCAACAGCGCGAACTGTTAGGGCATCGGTAATCAGGTATGCAAGCCAATTACAGAGGTAATTATATATGGAAACTACTGGATCAACAACCAGCAAAGAACGCCCAATACTTTTCAATGCCGAGATGGTAAACGCCATTCTCAGTGGCCGCAAGACTCAAACGCGACGAATTATCAGTGAGAAAACTCTTCACCTGTTTGACGTAGCTGCCAGCGCTGGTGAGTGTCATCCGCTAGAGCTATGTGACCAACGCAGCCAATCATACTACTTGGAGTTTTGCCCACTCGGTAAGCCCGGCGATCAGCTATGGGTTCGTGAGGCTTACAGGATGGCAAAAAGTCTTGATGCGCATTCTCCGAACGTGGTTGCAGAGCTATCACTTAACGCTGGTTATAAAAATCCTTGGGCACCGATTCAGTTAGAAGCTGATGGTACTCGTATCGGTAAGTGGACAGGTTTTGATACTCCACCAGTCGTTACCGAGGCAGGGAAACTGCGACCGTCCCTGCACATGCCGCGCTGGGCATCCCGCATCAACCTTCTGATCACCGGCGTTCGCGTTGAGCGGCTTAACACTATCAGCACTGGCGATGCTATGGCAGAGGGTTACCCAGCAGAGCGTGAGGCTACTGGCGGCCCTCTGGATGCGTGGCTGTGGTTCCGTGAGTTATGGGATGGGATTTATCCAGGCAACACCTTTGAAGTTAATCCGTGGTGCTGGGTAATTGAGTTTGAGCGCATGGAGGCCAAATGAGTAATGTCGTTAGGCGCGTTGACTTCCAACGCAAGCAAATCCAAACAGATCAATCGGGAGGTCATGTGGCAGACCTCGAAAATGGTTATCTGCGCTTGGCTAATCAGATACAGGATGCTGTTTGTCAGGTCGAGTTATCAGGTCGTGAGTTCCGCGTTCTCAATGCAATCATCCGGCTTACATACGGATGGTCGAAAAAAGAGGATCGGATAACTAACAGCCTGATAGCGGACAAAACTAATCTGACAGTAAAGCATGTATCCGAGGCGGTTCTATCAATCGCTAACCGACGCATCATAAGCCTTAGACGTATAGGTCAGACCCGTTACATGGGTATTAACACCAATCTCAACCAGTGGGCTTACACGAAGCCAAATTGTCCTAAATGCATTTTGGCATTCGAACCGAGTGGAGAGGTTGAAGCAGCAATAATCACGGTAACCATCCCTGAAAACGGGGATAGAAAAAAGAGCATTCAAACCATCCCCGAAAACAGGGATAACCATCCCCAAAATCAGGGAGAGGTATCCCCGAAAACAGGGAACACCAAAGACATTCTTTCAAAGACAAATAAACATAAAGATCTTAAACCCCCTAAATCCCCCAAAGGGGACGATAGTGTTAAAACCGTTTTTGAGTTCTGGAAAGAAACCCACAACCACCCAACCTCAAAGCTGGATGACAAACGCAGGAAGCGGATTAACGCTCGACTGTCAGAAGGCTATCCAGTTGATGATTTGCTATTAGCCATATCTGGCGCTCTGAATGACTCTTGGCTGATGGGCAAGAACCCCGGTAACAAACGATATGACGGAATCGAAACTATCCTGCGTGACGCTGCTCAGGTGGAGAGACTTCGTGACTTGTCAGGCAATGAACACGCCAAGGCTATCGCCGATGGCAAATACTCAGCAGTCACTGCCAGAAACATCCAGAACCTACAGAACTGGGTGGGAAGCAGCGAGGACACAGGAGCACCATTCTGATGAACGATACAGAAAAGCCTAAGTTCGCGCAGTCAATGGCGGCGATTGGTGAGATATACGGGCGGGACATTTCCGAGGTTCTAGTGGGCATCTATTGGAATGCGCTAAAGATTTATGAAACCGCTGAGGTTCAGAAGGCCTTTCAGGGCCACACACGTGACACTGACAACGGGCAATTCTTCCCGAAGCCAGCAGACCTGATCCGGCATATCGAAGGCAGCAAAGACGGCAGGGCGCTACTGGCGTGGTCGAAAGCCTACAAAGCTGTTTGCAGCTATGGACGCAGAGACAGCGTGGTATTTGACGACCCGCTTATCCACTCGGTCATTACCGAAATGGGTGGCTGGATAGACTTTGCTGGGATGCTTGAAGACGAAGCGCCGTTCCGTGCCAAAGAGTTCGAAAAGCGATATCGGTCAGCGTTACTTATCGGACCAAGCGAATACCTGCCAGTGCTTATCGGAATGGATGATGCTCAGAACATGGTCGCCGGATTTCAGGATAAACCAAGGCCGTTTCTGATTGGCAACAAAGAACAATGCAAGTTGATCCGCAAAGGCGTTCCGCTGCTAGAACTGAAAGGGGCTGCATGATGGACATAACTAAATCGCAATCTGACTTTGAAGCTTGGCTTAAATCGAAAATGCCAACGACTTATCGTCTTGCATTTGAGTGTAGCGACGATGACGAGTTAACCAACTTAGCTAAAGCGTCAGTGTTAGACATGCGTACGGCATGGCAAGCCAGCCGTGAAAGCATTGAGGTGGAGTTACCACAACGACAGTCACTCTACGCATCTGGATATGGTGATGGTTATTTCGTCCCAAGTATTTCAGGCGAAGGTTTAGAATATGACGAAGTAGTTGAGGCCCTCCGCACTGTCGGCATTCGAATTAAGGGAGAGAGTGATGAAAGTTAAATTATCATCAGCTCAAGAGAGATTCATCAGAAAGCTACAAAAAGGGAACGCCACTTCGCGATCGTTCAACGACAGGACTGGATTGTCATTGAAAAAAATGGGCCTCGCTAGTTTCTTGGTCCCGATTGGCTGGATAGCAACTCAGCAAGGCATGCGTCTAAAGCTTGAAGATGGTGAATGTAAATCAATCGAATCACTAATTGCCGCTCTAAAAGAAGCCGCCCACGAAGAAATCATGCTCCGTGAATCTGGCGACACATCAGACAAATGGCAAGACGAGGCATCACCTGAGAATGTGCTGTTGCTGATAGATGCTCTGGAGTTTGGTCGGTCGCAGCATGAAATCGCGGGACTGCTGCGAGATAAAGTAAAGCGACTTGAAATAGATTTATGGGATAGCCAGCAATTAATCAGCGCAAAATCTTAATCGCAACATGAACTTAGGCAGGAAATATCTGAACTTAAGGAAAAAAATCGCAAGGAAAGCGTGTGGTTTATTGAGCGACTGGAAGAACTAGAAGCCAGCAAAGAGGGTGATAAGCCATGAAAGAACTAGATAGTTTTACTGTAGAGAGACTGGAAGAGTTATCTACAAAAGAAAACATACCGGAAGTGGCAGCACTAGCCCGAATCGCGTTAGCTGCAAAGAGGGCTGAGCCATGGGGGTATGAAGTATCTGGAAGGTTATTCAACAGCCTTTTCGCTGCTGGTAATTACGCCAGCGAAATGCGATGCGATACGTTGGCACTCTACACCACCCCACAGTTTAACTCTCCGGAGATACCGGAAGGTTGGATTAAGTGCAGTGACCGGATGCCGGAAGATGACACTTTATGTTTGGGGGTTGATGAAATCGGCGTGATTTGGACGATGCATTTTGATGATGGCGAATGGCGAGCTGATACGGGTCATGTAGATGATTTGAAAATATCTCACTGGATGCCACTACCTGACTCGCCGGAGAAAGAAAATGGATGATTTCTGTTTACACCAAAGCACTTTTAAGCAGTTAGGCGCAACCCTTCAAATACTCATCACCTCCGGCAAGAAATACCGCGTCACAATCTGCGAATGGCGGGAGAAGCGCAGCCTCAACCAGAACGCACTCAGCCACATGTGGTATGGCGAAATAAGCGCTTACCTCATCAAGTCAGGCCGCACTGATGCCACGCCAGGGTGGGTAAAGCGCAACCTCAAGAAAACCTATCTCGGCTGTGAAGAGGTCGAATACACCGATTTTGTGACCGGCGAGAAAGTTAAAACTTGGGAACCGCGCCACACCTCAAGCCTCGATACTGGTGATATGCACTTTTTCTTATCTCAGGTCGAAATGTGGGCCGCTCAATTTGGGCTGGCGCTGACTATCCCGAATGGCTGTGAATACTCAAACCTCAAACAAAAGCAGGTGGCGTAATGACTGGAATAACAGTAGCGCTTTACATGTTTGTAGCTGGCATTACCTGCGAATTTACCAGCACTCAATTGCTGCGAATGGGAAAGGCTAATGTGTATATCACATCGCTATTGGCTGGGCTACTTTGGCCTTTGTTTATTGCATGGGCGCTGATATGGCGGATTGAACGTGAATGAGTCGATATGTCAGTTCAACACAAATAGCACTAGATAATCTCAAATTCAAAGTATCCCACCGAACCAAGCCAACCAAACAAATCCCCGCCAGCGAAATACCCACATATGCGTATTGCTGCGCGCAAAATTCGACAGAGTAAGGAGAACGCGATGTTAACGCTTAAGCACTTTCTCGATAGGCCAACATATGCCGCCGCCGCTGGTTATGACTTCAACATTATTGATTGTATGTCATATGCCGCCGCCCGATACGGCGATATCTGGTCAACCCTACGAGACCATATATTGGACTTTCCCGATATTGAGGTTCGCGAGGTGCCGCTATCGATACTGATCATGCTTGCCGGATTATTCGGGATTGTTGTCTACCCATTCATATTCTGGATATTTGGCATAGCCCTAAACGTTCAATGCCGAAGAGATAGGGCTAAATATCATGGTCAGCCTAAACCTGAGATTGTTCAAGTAAACCTGCGGCGCTGGTTGAATGAATGCGAGAAGAAATTCAACAAAGGCGGTCGCCATGCCTGAACTCCCCCAATCAATATGTATCTTCTGCTTCCTGATGCTTAACAAGGGTGAAACCTACGCTCATCAGAAATGCATTGATAAGGCAGCGAAGGAGAAAAGAGATGGCAAACTTACGCAAAGAGGCTAGAGGCCGCGAGTGTCAAGTTAGGCTGCCTGGTATCTGTAACGGGAATAACGAAACTGTAGTTCTGGCTCACTACCGGCTATCAGGGATATGCGGTACCGGAATCAAACCGCCTGACCTTTTCGGCGCATGGTGCTGCTCTGCTTGTCATGACGAAATAGACCGGCGTACGCACATCATGGACATCGAGAGTGCGCATTTGGCCCATTTGGAGGGGATGGTTAGGACACAGGCGATTCTGCTGTCGGAGAACAAGGTGAAGATATGACCGAATATCACATAGACCTACCTTGGCCTCCCAGTGTTAACACATACTGGCGACACTCAAGGGGAAGGCACTACATCAGCGAGAAAGGCACCAAATACCGACAAGCAGTAATCGATACCATCAAACAGCTAAACCTCGATATCAACACCTCCGCACGACTCAAAATATCAATATCAGCACACGTACCAGACTGCCGCCGCCGTGACTTAGACAACCTGCAAAAGGCCGTCTTTGATTCGCTGGTGCATGCGGAATTCATGCAGGACGATGAGCAGATAGATGATTTCAGAGTTAGGCGGCAGCCAATTGAAAAGGGTGGGCGGCTATCAATATCCATTACTGAACTGGAGTAAAGCATGAAATACGCAGACCCATTCCACACACTCCCTCAGTACAAAGACAAAACCCAATTACTCAGAACATGGAAGATAGCCAGAAGGGTTATCACGCCAGGGCAGCAAGTTTGGACAAAATACCTTTTGATGCTTTGGGGTCGACATTTAGGTGGGGATGACTCACACGAACTGGATGGCGGTCAAAACGTAATTGGACGGCTAATGGTTAGAACAGCATGGAGCGCTGATAGGTCAGATCAAATAATCAGGATTGTGAAAATGCTGCATGAAGATGGCTTACGAGGTGATGAGCTTTATCGTCGCTCGCGGGAATTAGCACTACCTGAAACCTCAGTAAGCAACATCATCGCTCTCGCCAAAGAATCAGATGATGCCGCTTTTGTTGAAAAGGTCATGTGTAAAGCACTGAATAAAGCCAGCCCAATGAGGGCATACGCTATTAAACGATATTGTGATCGCAAGTACCCGCAAATATTGAAGCGGGAGTTAGTTCGCCTTACTGGATGTAGCGACAAGGAGGCCAGAAACCGCGTTGAGTGGTGCGAAGAAATACTGGAAGTAGAAATGTTTTATGCATTTAAACGTGAAATGGAGAAAGAATTTCTAATTAATTTTCATTAAATAGAAAAATAGCACGAATTGCTAAGGCGACTGGGCAATCAATGTGTAGTATTTCAGTTAAGCTCGGACGTCAAAGGCGAAGAGCGGTGGTGGTAGAGGGGTAGTAAGTAAACGGCGCTTGTGAATACCTTCTTGAGCTGACTCGCCACCTCAAAAATTAGAAGCCTCGGTTAATTGCCGGGGCTTTTTCATTTCTACATTCGCATGGGTACTGGATTGGTTAATCCAATCGTTGTGAAACAGTACCCAGCCGAATGTGGCTAATGGGTATCAGTATAGAACGCAGACTTATTGATGTCGGCCTGGCTGCGCGGCACCACATACCAACTTTTAAGGCTGCCAATTTGGTGGCCTTTTTGCATTTAACATCACGGAAATTTAATATTGAAGGTGGTATACCATGTTTATTCCCGCAAAAAACCATTTAGAGGAAGGCATGGAAACAACGTTCAGTGACCTAAAGGCTAAGCACCTTCAGTTAGTTGATGCCCAGAAAAAGCTGAGACTCTCTTTACAAGAGAAAGCCGCTATTCTGTTAAATGAATATTCGGAGTCACTATCACTTCCTGCTGGCAACTGGTTTAACAGCCAAGATAAGCCACGGCCTTATGTTGAAATGGGCATATGGAATGCAGATGGTAAGTTTGAGGCTGGTGCTTTTTCAAGGCTTCAACTTGATGACAAGTACAGGCTGAATTTTGTCATTGCTACGACACTGGATGATACCCGGCTAACTGGCGGTTATCGTCATGGTGTCGATATTTCTCTCGGCTATGATGGCGCAATTTTGTATGCAATTATTGGTGCTAGTGATGATTCAACTGTTGTCCTGGTGTCACGGTCACTTAGCGGCTTTAGTGAGGTTTGTGCAACAATTAAAGCCCTGATCAGCTTAGATATAGATAAGGCAATGCCAAACGCAATCATTAGTTAGTGCAACATAGTTTCGTCGAGAAAGAATCGGCGCATACCAATTTTAAGGCTCACTTCGGTGGGCCTTTTTTATTTAGATCCCGCCTACACCAATCAACCGCAAACACCCTCTAGCGAAAAGTGGAAACGGCGGCGAGCTATTCCCAAAACAGCAAATACACGCCCAGGCCAACTGGCAGGGGGAGACCATGAAAATGAAGGAATATTCAAGCTCAATCGCCCTCTGGTTTGGTGGAGTGACAACTGGCATCGGGGCGTTGACATTAAGCGACTGGGCAATGATTACCGGTATCATTTGTACGCTCGGGACATTTGCTCTCAATTGGTACTACAAGCAGAAAGAGCTTCAGTTGAGAATGGGGGTTGTCAATGTCACCAGCCCTGAGAAATAAGATAATTGGCGTATCGGCTGCCGGGGCGCTGGCAATCGCCGGTGTATTACTGGGTGGTGATGATGGGTTAGAGGGCCGCAAGTATGTGGCTTACTACGATGTCGTGAATGTTTTAACGGTATGCGATGGCCACACCGGTAAAGACATTATCCCCAACAAAAAATATTCAGATGCTGAGTGCGACGCTTTATTGCAGAAAGACCTGGCACCAGTACAGCGAACTGTTGACGCCGCGGTAAAAGTTCCACTGAGCAAATACCAGAAAGCCGCGCTCTACTCATTCACCTATAACGTCGGCCAGGGCGCATTCACTAAATCCACTCTGCTTAAAAAGCTCAACACTGGCGACATCAAAGGCGCTTGCGATGAGTTACGCCGCTGGACATATGCCGGTGGCAAGCCGTGGAAGGGATTACAGAACCGACGTGAGATAGAGAGGGAATTATGTTTAGCGGGATAAAGAACATATTCACCTATCTGCCGGCGTTACTGCTCATCATTCTGGCTGGCTTATCGCTTCACTTCTACAACGAAGCTGACGAGTGGCACGGCAAGGCTGATGCAATAGCCAAAGAACGCGACGAGGCCCGGTTCATTCTCAGTAACCAGGTACGTATGGTTAACATCATCAACGATATTGCCAAGGCCAACGAGAATGAAAAAAACCGCATTAGCAATGATGGTGAGGTACGAGCTGCGGCGATTAAAAAAGACATTGCAGGGGATGAATGTGCTGTTCGGCTTGTTCCTGCTGCCACTGCTGACCTCCTGCGGAAGCACGCAAATCAAATACGTTCAGGTGCCACAGGTACCGATACCAGCAAGCTTACTTTCTGACTGCATGCCGCCAGAGATACCCGAGGTATTAACTTGGGGTAATAGCCTATTGCTGAATGACACTCTGCTGACGGTGATAGAGCAGTGCAACGCAGATAAGGCGAGCATTCGGAAAATTGAAGAAAAGCGGGGACAGCAGCCCCGCTGAATTAATCACCCAACTTTGCGGTAAGGGTAGCCAGCTTTTTTGATGTTCACATCAAAATACTGCCCCTTAGACGGTGCGTTCATTAATGACGTGTGAACGGAGGCGGGGACTTTCGAATATTGATAGACACCACCTCCTAGAAAAGCAATTTCCAAAGTGGAACTTGCACTATCGTAACCAACTGAATGAAGGTTTGAAGATGAAACAGGTTCACGGATCAATTGATAAATCTCCTTTAAGTGGCAAAAGCGCCAAAGAGATAATTGAACACTTCAAGAGCTATAACTTTGTCGACGATCATGGTCACCGATTAGATATGTGCTTGGACTTCACAGATTTGGTTGAAATGGCGGCAAGCGCTAAAGAATAGAATTGTTTAACCCCACTGGAGGTTGATCATTATCTTGCTGACGGGTAAGCCGTAAGTGGTGTAGCAACGCCGGGAGGAGTCGTAAAGCCGCGAATAGATAAGAGCAATTCTGCTCACATCTTCAAATATCAAGCCTCACTTCGGTGGGGCTTTTTTGTACCTGCAATATCTCCGCGCTATCGCAAGCGAAAATCACTCAGAACCTTTCAGGATGACCCTTGAGGAACCGGCTGGCTGTCGGATGCCTTCTGAGGGCCGTATTCCTGTGCGAACAAGGTTCATCACTAAAAGGTATATCCGATATGAAAAGCATGATCGCAGTGGACCAAGAAGCAACGATGACTAGCTTGGAATTCCTAAAGAACATCATCAACCCGGCACGGCTTGAGTACGGGGAGCCTGAAGTAGAGAATCGCCACTTTCTTTCTCGTATTGAAGATGAGATTGACGATTTAGGGGTCGCGGAAAACTTTTACGTGACCACTGAGCAGGGAGCTAGTCGTGCAGTGCGGGGTTATAAGCTCAACATGGAGCAGATGACTCTCATTGGAATGCGGGAATCTAAAGCGGTTCGTCGTTCTGTGCTAGCAAAGCTAAAAGTGATGCATAGCCCGTCAATACCTCAAACACTTCCTGAAGCATTGCGCTTAGCTGCTGACCTTGCCGAACAGAAAGCTCAGCTAGAAAACAAGTTGGCTATTGCCGCTCCAAAGATTGATTTCGTTGATAACTACGTCAATGCATCCGGTTCATTTGGCTTCCGTGAGGCTTGCAAACTACTGAAGGCGAAAGAGCCAGAGTTTAGAGCTTTCCTGATAGCCCAAAATGTTATGTATGTTCTTGGTGGGAAGATGACGCCTCGCGCTCCGCATATTGATGCAGGCCGATTCACTGTAAAGACAGGTGAAAACCTTAACAACGGGCATGCATTTACCCAAGCTAAATTCACACCGAAGGGTATTCAGTGGATCGCTGGACTGTGGGCATCGTGGCAGTTGAATAATCAGGCCGCATGACCGCCTCAGAATTGAGTTGGTTGATTTTAAAGACAAATTGAGAGCCACTTTCACAACGGCTCTCAATCATTACAGACATAAAACACCATAAAGGAATCCCCATGACGACTAATGTTATTCACCAATCTGGAAAGACTGTGCAAGTAGCCACTTCAGGCGATTCTTATGTATTGCCAGCCGCCACGACAACAGTGCTTGGCGGTGTAAAGAAAGCCGCAACCGTAGCCAATTGCACAGTAGCCGCAGACGGCACAAGTGCAGGCACTCAGCTTAATGCGTTGCTAACGTCATTACGTGCTGCTGGCATTATCGTTTAAAGAACAATATCTCGCTGGGTTAGAAATCCTCCGAGAGTGAAAAGTGGGATGTGCTGAAAATGGCAAAGCTCGTAACTCAATTCAATTGGAAATCTCCCTCATTCGAAGAAGTCATTCAGATTGGGATTGATGTTGAAAGTGAAATGACAGGATTGCCGCTTAATGCAGTAAACGCATTCAAATTTACTGAAGAAGTGAAAAATAGAGTAGGCAATTTGATTGTGGTAGAAATCAGTGATTAAGGATTAAACAATGGCAAAGCTCACCGACAAACAAGAGCTGTTTGCCCGTGAGTACCTGAAAGACCTCAATGCCACACAGGCAGCAATCAGGGCGGGTTACAGCACAAAGACCGCTCAGGTGCAATCAAGTCGTCTGTTATCAAATGTTATGGTTCAACAGCGAGTCAGCGAATTGGCATCAGAAAGAAACAATCGTGTAGGTATTGATGCTGACTATGTTCTAAGGCAAGCGGTAAAGCTTCACGAACGCTGCATGCAAGAAGTAGAGCCAATCACTGACCGCCGCGGCGAAGAGATTCTTGATGAAGATGGGAAAACCATTTTCGGCTTCGACGCCAAGGGCGCGGCAGCTGCATTAAAATTGGTAGGCGAACATATATCCGTGCAGGCATTCAAAGTAAATGTGAAGAATGAGCATACCGGCCCAAATGGTGGGCCTATTCAGTATACCGACATCACCGAAGAAGAATTGCAGGACCGATTAAAGGAGTTGGGTCATGGCCGTCACAGATCACAACTCGATGAGAAACAGACAGACTCTTGAGGCATACAAGCAGCGAGCTATAGCAGAGGCACGTACCCGCTTGATGGGGTTCACGCTTTATACTAACCCTCAGTACGAGACTGGTTGGTTTAACGAATTGCTATCTGCCGAGCTTGACCAGTTTCTGATTGATGTTGAGGCTGGGAAGATGCCTCGCTTGATGATATTCGCCCCCCCTCGTTCTGGCAAAAGTGAAAAGGCTTCGCGTCGGTTTCCAGCTTACGTGCTGGGAAAACACCCTGAATGGAATGTGATCGCCTGTTCATACTCTTCAGATTTAGCAAACAGGATGTCAAGAGACACTCAGCGTATCGTTGACTCACCGAGATACCATGAAGTTTTCCCTGATACTGTTTTGAGCGGTACAAATATACGAACTGTAGCAGGCGGGGCCATTAGAACCGCCGAATTATGGGAGGTTATGGACCGCAGTGGTAATTTGCACGGCGGTGCTTATCGAGCCGCTGGCGTCAATGGCGGCATCACCGGTCAGGGCATGAATATAGGGATTATTGATGACCCGGCAAAAGACTATAAAACAGCCTCGTCTCCAACCTATCAAGAGGCTGTTATCGATTGGTATAACACCACATTCTTTACCCGCGCCGACCCAAAAATAAACGGCATTATCATCATCCTCACTCGCTGGCATCAGAATGACCTAGCTGGTCAATTGCTGAAGTTGGCTGAAGAGGGTGGCGAGCAATGGCGTGTCGTTAGCTTCCCGATGGAGGCTGAAAAAGAAGAGTTTCACGAACTTAACGGAAAGCGATATGCCCTGAGAAAGCCGGGGGAAATACTGTTTCCTGAGCGCATGCCTAGATCATTCGTTGAAAAGGCCAAGCAACTTGGTTCGCTTGTATGGAACGCTCTCTATCAGCAACGTCCAACCGCGAAAGGTGGTGGGCTGATAAAGACTCACTGGTTTGGCGAATACAGTGAATTGCCGGTAATGAAATGGCGCGCTGTTTATGGTGATACCGCGCAAAAAATTAAAGAAGTTAACGACTTCTCTGTTTTCGAACATTGGGGTTTGGGTGTTGATGGTTACATGTATCTCATCGACATGATCCGCGGTAAGTGGGAATCGGATGAGTTAAAAAGGCGAGCGGTCGCATTCTGGACTAAATCGAAACAACTCAAGAATGGGCCGCTACGGCACATGGCAATAGAAGATAAATCTTCTGGCACCGGATTAATTCAAAGCATTCGGAAAGATGCCATATGTCCTGTTAAAGCAATCCAGCGCGACAAAGACAAATACACCCGTCTCATGGATACGCAAGGGTATATCGAGTCCGGCTACATAAAACTCCCTAAAGAAGCTGTATTTATCAATGACTTTCTCGTTGAAATGGAAGCCATTAACCCTGAATTCAACACGCACGATGACCAACTTGATCCAATGATGGATGCCATCACTGAGATGAAAGGCAAGTCCGGCGTGCTGTTCCATATTCCTGACGAGATACTGCAATGACAAGAAAGAAGGCTGTGCGAACAGCTCAAGCCGTGCAAGCACCTCGGCGGGAACTGGCGAAGATTACAAACACGCATCTTGAAGCGGCGTCCGCTGCGAATGACGAGAAGCCATTTTCTCAGTTTAAACGTTACGAGCCGCTACCAGGTGTTATTCCAGAGGGCAAAAAAGAATCCGCTCTAGCTATGGACTCCACGCCTTACGATGTCATCAACAGCATGTCGATTGGTGGTGAATATTCCGGCTTCCGTGGCTACCCAATTTTGGCGGCAATGTCTCAGCAGGTTGAGTATGCGAACATGCATACCATAATGGCTGATGAGATGACCCGTAACTGGATTGAGGTAAAGAGCACCAAAGAGGGCGACCCTGATATCGACCTGATGGATTTAGCGCTGACCAAATACGATATCAAGCGCTTGATTCACGAAGCTGTAAGGCAGGACTCAGAGTATGGCGTGGCACACATCTTCATCGATGTTGGCGCTGATGATATAGAGAATGCGAAACCGCTATTTCTTGATCCGCGTAAGATAACTAAAGGATCGCTGAAAGGCTTCCGGTGTATAGACCCAAACTGGGTTTATCCGGCGATGTACAACTCAAGCAAGCCGTTGAGGCCGGATTTCTACAAGCCTCAAGCATGGTTCGTAATGGGTGACACGGTACATGAGTCTCGATTCATCGATATCGTTAGCCGACCAGTTCCTGACATCCTGAAGCCATCCTATAACTTTGGTGGGCTGTCTCTAACGCAGTTGATGGAAGATTACGTTGTTGACTGGCGTGACGCTAAAAAGAACGTTATTAAAATCCTCAAGACATTGCGCATGCGTGGATTGAAAACCGACATGGATGCTCGGCTACAGGAGCCCGGCGAGTTCGATAAGCGCGTTAAGTTGTTCATAAAGTATCAAGACAACTTCGGGCTTTGGGTGCATGACAAAGAGGAAGAGCTAACTCATCAACAGACATCTCTTAGCGAACTGTCAAACATCCTATCAAACTATCAAGAGCAGCTCTGCATACCATCGCGCACCACCAATCTGAAGATGTTTGGTAATGCCCCCGCTGGATTAAATGCAAGTGGTGATGCTGAGATAGAAACGTGGCACGAAACGATATCAGGCTCGCAGGAGTTGGATTATCGTAGGGCCATTGAGAACATTTTCAAGATTATCCAACTGTCAGAGTTTGGAGAGCTTAAGCTGGATATCTACTTCGAATTTAAACCTCTGGATGAGATAAGCGATGACGACCGAGCCAACACGAACAAAACTCGCGTTGAAACGGTGGTTGCTGCCGCTGATAGCATGCTGATTAGTTCTGAAGAAGCACGTGACGCACTGAAGAGTATTGACGGAGCAGGCTTCGAAAACCTGAATGGTGACTATGAACCGGAAACCCAAGAAGAGTAAAAGCCTTCGGGCGGTTAACTATAACGCCGGGAATATCATTTGGTATCGAAGAGAGCTGCTAGCAATTATTCGCGAGATGAACGATGACGTGAAAAATCAAATCGTTCCCCTCTTCGCAGATAACCCTCTAGCGATGGATGCTAACCCGGTTCAATTGTTGCGTAGTGCTTTGCGTGCACTGTCGAAAAAGTGGATTGAACGCTTTATTGCAAAGGCGTTACCAACAGCAGAAAGCATCACTAACAAAACTGGCGAGGCTGTTGATCGCTCGTTGTTGGCGGCGGCCCGTAAAGATTCAATGACCATCAACATGCAGTTCACCGAAGCGATGCTACAAAAGCGCGAGGCTATCATTTCTGAGAATGTTTCTCTCATTCGCTCAATACCTGAGAAGTATTTCACTGACGTGGAAGGGATGGTATTTCGCGCAGTTTCCAAAGGAGGAGATCGCAAAGGTTTAGCTGATGAGATTGAGGCTAACTTCGGTAAGCGTCATGGCATCACTAGGCGGCGTGCTGAATTCATTGCGCGTGACCAGGTACGCAAGGCTACCAGCGCACTATCCAACGCAAGGCAACAAGCGGCAGGAATAAAACGCGGTATATGGCTGCACAGCGGCGGCGGTAACGAGCCTCGCAAGAAGCATGTTCACGCTAACGGTCAAGAGTTCGACCTCGATAAGGGGCTTCCCATCGGCGACAAGGGTCAGTATGTGCTGCCGGGGGAGGAGCCCGGATGTGGGTGCACATGGAAGCCCGTTTTACCGTTTTAATTATTTTGGGACAAACATTATGTGTAAAGCGCCAACGCCACCGCCATACAAACAAGGCGATAAGGTGAAGAGGCCAGCAGCACCACCTCCTCCACCAAAGCCAAAAAGCAACAGGATCGCTATAGCGGTCTTTTTTATTGCCTGAAAAACAGGAAAGAACATGAAAGATGTGAAGTTTGCCTTCGATAAGGCGAGCGTTCGCCGCTATGACGTTGACGGGATGCTTCATGTTGAGTTGACGCCAATCAGTAAGGCTAACGTCTGCGTCTACTACGGCAAAGAGATACCCAATTGGGAAGAGCATGGCTTAGATTCAGATAAAGCCTATCGCCTGCTGCGTGATCCGAAAGAGCTAGAACTCGCAGTTGAAACATTCAACAACAAACCGCTGCTTAATACGCATATTGCCGTTTCCATATTAAACCCACCGAAAGAATCAATCATTGGAGCCACTGGCAGCAACGCCGTGTTCGAAAATGGTTATTTGAAAAACTCGCTCGTTATTTGGGATGTGAATTCCATTATCGGCGTAGAGAACAAACAGCAGCGTGAAATCTCATCTTCATACCGTTATCGGCTCGACATGACGCCGGGCGAGTACGAGGGCGAACCATACGATGGCGTTATGCGTGACATCGTTTGTAACCATGTGGCAATCGTGCCAAGTGGCCGGGCTGGCCCGGATGTATTTGTATATGACTCACTACCTACAGGACTCAAACTGATGTCAAAAATTAAACAACTCATGAGCATCCTCAAGCCTTTGATGGCTAACGATGCCGACCCAGAAGCTGTAAAGAAAGCGGAAGAAGATGTGGAGAAGATCATCAAAGACGATGAGAAGAGCCCTAAAGCGGCGGAAGACGAGATGACAGAAGAAGAAAAGGAAAAGCTTGCGAAGGATGAAGCAGAGCAAGCTGAGAAAGACAAATTAGCCAAAGACGAAGCTGATAAGGCCGATAAAGAGAAGATGGCAAATGACAGTAAATTAGCTATGGATTCAGCGATTAAAGCCGTTGAAGCCCGTGCAGTAGCCCTTCGCCAAGCTGAGCGGGATGTTCGCCCAGTGGTTGGTGACCTGGCATGTGACAGTGCTGATGAGGTTTACCGTACAGCCCTGAAGCAAATGGGATGCACAGACCACGCAACATTACCATCAGCCGCACTTCAATCAGTGTTCAGAGCTTACTCTCGCCCTGCGATGGCAAATGACGCAGCGCCAATTAGCCACGATTCGCGCACTGCCGTGAAAAACTTCTTCGAGGGTAAATAATATGTCATTTCAAAAGGAAGTAGAGCTTTACTCCGGCGTTGGCCAGGCAGGACAACCTGCTTCAACATCGCCAATCATCGCAGCAGCAGGTGGACCCGGAGCGTTCCAAGCCGGCACTAACGGCCTGATTATGGCGCGATTTGCATGGCGTAACTCCACCAATCCATTACGGTTAGATAATACCGGCACTGGCAAGCCTGTTGGTTTTATTCAGAATAATGCTAACGCTACCATCACTTACCTGCAAAGTAACAGTATGACCATCTCAGCTGGTCGAGAAGCCTCGGCTGTTGTCGGTGGTGACTTCTGGGCTATTTCTACCACAGTAGCAACGGTTGGTCAGAAGGTATTCGCGGTTCTGGCTACGGGACTTCTAGCAACTGGTGCGGCAGGCGCAACAATATCTGGTGCAGTAGAAACAGACTGGTATGTCGCCAGCCCTGCCGCTATTGGTGATTTACTGATTATCTCTACATGGAGCAAAGCATAATGCCTCAACTGACTCAGGCTGATTTCGCAGCCTTTAAAGCGGAAGCCGAATCGCGTGGCATTTTCTTGCCATCCTCAGTAACTAAATTTGCAATGGACGCTGATGTTCAACCAGGTATGCCACCTAACGGCGGTATCCCAGCAATCGTATCTTCATTCATCGACCCTGAGATCGTCCGGACTATCTTTGCCAAACAAAAAGCGGCTGATATTTTGGGTGAGAAAAAGAAAGGTGCTTGGGCGCAAGACACGCTGATGATCCAGCGCGTTGAGCAATCTGGTCATGTTGTAGCGTATGACGATTACAGTGAACAAGGTGGTAACCAAGTTACTCCTGGTTGGGAAAATCGTCAGGTGTATCGCTATCAGACAATGGTCACTTATGGCGAGCTGGAGCAAGAGCGCTATGGTTTAGCTATGCTGCCCTATGTGGCAGAGAAGCAACGCGCCGCTGCATGGACGTTGAATCAGGCGCAGAACAAATTCTATTTCTACGGTGTATCAGGGCTGCTCAATTACGGCATTCTGAATGACCCAGCACTACCAACACCGATCACCCCAGCTACTGTCGATGGTAAAACCCTGTGGAAAGATAAGCAGGTAGTAGATATCTATAACGATATTCTTGCCCTTTACGCAGACCTGATTGCCCGCACTAATGGCGCAGTCGGTGATGGTGTAGATATGGCATCACCTTTAGTCTTGGTGATGAGCCCTAACGCCTCAGTGTGGTTCAAACGTGCCAATGAAATCTTCGGCAATACCGTAGAGAAAATGGTGAAAGATACCTTCACTAATCTGCGAATTGAAGTTGCACCGCAGTACGACACCGACGCAGGTGAACTGGTGCAGATGTTCGTTGAAACTGCTCAGGGCCAAGAGGCTGGGTATTGTGCCTATAGCGATAAGCTGCGTGCACATCCAATTATCACAATGACATCAAGCTGGAAGCAGAAGCACTCTGGAACCACTTATGGCGCGGTGATCACCCAGCCATTCCTGTTTGCTCAAATGCTCGGAGTTTAAAATGGCTGCTAAAAAATCCACGTACGTTATCGGTTGTAAACTCCCATGTGGCTTGTCATTTCGGCATGGCGATAAAGTAATTACTCTGGCGGGAGCTAATACTTCCGTCTTGGTTAATGGCTTTGGCATGACGAAAGACGTACCCGCAGAAGCATGGGAGGAATTTGCGAAAAATCACGCCGATTCTAAATTCATTAAAAACGGGATTATCTTTGCCGTTTCAGACGAAGAATCAGCCAAGGATGCGAGTCTTGAGCGGTCGAAGGTAAAAACCGGCCTTGAGCAAGCGTCACAAGAAACAGCTGGCGTGGAGCCACAAAAAGAGGATTAAATCATGGCTATCGTGGTGCTCGATATCACGAAATTCCGCGCCATGTTTCCTGAGTTCTCCAATGTAGCTGACGAATTCCTTTCATTCCTCTTTGACCAAGCCACTGATTACCTAAACAACTCCGATTTCTCACTCGTTGATGACGTCATAAAGCGTGAGCGTTTGCTCTACCTGCTTATGGCTCACTTAGCGTACATGCGATATGGGGATGTAAACGGTAATGGTGGTTCAGGAATGGTTGGACGTCTGTCGTCGGCCTCGGAGGGGTCAGTATCGGTCTCTTCTGAGGCTGGCGTGGTTGATTTCCGCTACATGTGGTACACGCAGAGCCCATACGGAATGGATTATTGGCAGGCGACAAAAGTCTACCGTATGGCGAACTACTATCCGGGAGGCTGATTATGGCCGGGAAGATAATTGATTTTCTCGAACAGGTTGGTAAATCACTGGAGTCGAAGCAAGTTAAAGTCGGGTTCGTTGATGGTGCAACATATCCAGACGGAACTAGCGTGGCAATGGTTGCGGCAATCAACGAGTACGGAAACCCCAGTAATAACCAACCACCGCGCCCTTTTTTCCGTAACGCTATTTCTGGTCATTCGGAAGAGTGGGCGGATTCTGTGATGCGCGGAATACGAGCTGGAGTTAACACCGAAACGGTGCTGCAACTGGTTGGCGAAGTGATTGTAGGTGATGTTCAGAATTCAATATCTGAATTGATGGAACCCAAGCTTTCGGACGTGACCTTGCACATTAGGCGGACGCGGGAAAAATTCAAGAATCAATCAACTAAACCACTGGTTGATACTGGTGATATGTATGGTGATGTGAAATTCGAGGTGAGCGACATTGAACCTACAAAATAATCATCTAAGTGGAATAACCGCAGAACATGTCAGAGAGCGTTTGGAGTACTTTCCATCAACCGGAATATTTAGGTGGAAAACCAACCGAAATTCTAAACGTGTAGGTGATGTCGCCGGTACAAATGCAGTAACTGCCATAAAAATCCATATTGCAGGCAAGGTATATATGGCTCATCGCCTTGCATGGCTTTACATGACGGGGCATTTTCCTGAAGACCTAATCGACCACGTAAATTTGAACCCATTGGACAATCGATGGGAGAACCTCAGGAAGGCTGACAAAAGACAGAATGCTCAAAATTGCGGCGTTAGGGCTGACAGCAAATCTGGATTCAAAGGAGTCTGTTGGGATAAGCGAGTGGGCAAGTGGAGGGCAGACATCCGTCTATCAAACACCAGAAAACACCTTGGGATGTTTGAAGATCCAAAGACGGCTCATGATGCCTATGTTGTAGCTGCCATTAAGTACTTTGGTGAGTACGGGAGGTCAGCATAAATCTACATCGGATAGTTAAACCTGCCATTAACCGCGTAAACCCATTCATTTCTGCACTTGTTCGCCGGTCTGATGGTTTCACGATAGGTGAGGGCCGGAAGCAGGTTCCCAAGTACCTACCTGAAGCACCAGTCACCATTCAGTTGCAACCTCTATCACCCGGCGACTTGAAACATGTTGACGGGCTAAATATATCCGGACTTCTCAAGTCTATTCATGTTGATGGAAATTTTTACGGGGTGAACCGTGAAAAAGTGCTCGGTGGCGATCTGTTTATTATTGGCAGTGAAGAATGGCTGGTTATTGAACCATTGGAGTTATGGCCTGATTGGTGCAGGTTACTTGTTCAGTTGCAGGTGACGCCATGAATGACATGACCATTGATAATGTGATTGATGTGCTGGCCGACTTCGCAGAGCAATTCATCGGTAAGTGTGAACAGGCTCAGGCTAACCGGGTTCCTATGGATAAAGGGCCGTTTTGCATTCTGACGCCATTGCGATTTAAGCGTCACTCAACCAACCGAGAAATCAAGAAAGATACCGGTTCACCAACAACAAGCGCCATTGGTTTTACTGAGGTTAGGCAGGCTGATATTCAGGTTGATATCTACGGCGATAACGCAGGGGATAGGGCTATCGCTCTGGAGACCTTATTTCGCACTGGCTATGCATATGACCTCATTAAATCTATTGATGAGCGAGTGGCACCTCTTTACAGCTCTGAGGCTATTCAGGCTCCAATGATTAATGGCGAAAACCAGTGGCAAGAGCGTTACATAGTGACCGTCTCGCTACAGGTTCACATTACTATCGATGTTCCGCAGGACTACTTTGACAAAGTTCACTTCACTATCGAACAGGCTGATAAGGCGACTTCATGAGCAAAATTCCATTATCGCGTGACTTTAAGATCACGCCATCCACTGTAAATGCAGCCGGTACCGCGCTGGATGTTTACGGTCTTCTTTTATCCGATAACGAGTTACTACCTGTTGGTAAGGTTTCAGAATTTACCAGCGCGGCAGATGTTGGCGCTGCCTTTGGCACAACCAGTAAAGAATACCTTGCGGCATCTCTATATATGTCCGGGTATGACAACTCTACCGTTCGACCTGGTGCTGTTTTATTTGGGCGATTAGTGCGTGAGCCAGTAGCTGGCTGGCTGCTTTCTGGTAGTTTCAAGGGAGTTAAAATCTCTGCGCTACATGGCATCACTGGAACTATTACGTTAATGCTCGACGGGGCATCAAAAACAAGTACATCGATTAACCTGGCATCTGCAACAAGCTTCACTGATGCAGCAACAACAATTGGCGCAGCGTTTGGTAGCGGTGTAGAAGTTGATTGGTTGCCATTGCAAAGCAGGTTCATTATTCGGTCAGCAACCACTGGCGCTAGTAGCGAAGTGTCACAAGCCGTTCCGGGCGCGGCAGCAACCGCACTGAAGTTGACCGCAGATACAGCAGCAACAGTTTCACCCGGTGCGATTGCAACTAGCATCACAGACACAATGGCGGCGATTGTAAATCAGAATCAGGATTGGGTGATGACCGCTAGCCTAGTTGATCTCACTGATGAAGAAAAAGAAGAGCTGTGTGCATGGGTAAGTGCGTCAACTAACCGCTATGCCTACTCGATGTATGACACATCGGAAGATGCGACAGTTGCCAATAATGATTCGTGCTTCGTTCAAAGTGTGGTCATTGTGAATGGATATGAGAATGTGTTCCCTGTTTATGGTTCATATCTCTACGCAGTGCTGGCGTTGGCTTACTCTGCATCACTTAATTTCAACCGAACCAATGGCCGAGTATCTTACAAATTCCGGGCATTCGCAGGTATCGCGCCAAACGTAACTGATAACGCAACTGCCGCCGCGCTAGAGTCGAATGGCTATAACTTCTATGGTGCATACGGTCAAAATAAGACCCTGGCTAACTACGTGTCGGATGGTGCTATCACAGGAAAATTTCTGTGGCTTGATAGCTTCATTAGCCAAGTATGGATTAACGCTAACCTGGTTGCTGCATTCGCTAACCTGTTCACTAATAACTCGTCATATGCGTTCAATGCCGGTGGTTATGCGTCTATATCTGCTGCTGTGATTGATGTGGCTACCAATGCGATTAACTTCGGTGCTATTCGTGCTGGCGTGACATTGGATCAAGCCCAAATCAATATCGTGAATGATGCGGTCGGAACCGATATTTCCAATGTGCTGTATACACAAGGCTGGTTCTTCTTCATTCCTCAGCAAACTGGCGCATCGCGCACTGAGCGCAGCCTTGACGGGGCAATCTTCTATTACGTCGACGGGCAGTTGATTCAAAGCATCGACATGACCTCAACAAATATCCTGTAAGGACTGAAAATGCCTATCGATATTACAAGTGCCAACTCGAAGCTGCGTATCATCGTGCCATCTTTTTACCCTGGTGGGTTCGATGTTGACGATTACGCGGCTGAAGATATGTTTGATACCGGAGCATTGCAGAACGCTGAAGACATGATGTCAGCGGATGGGAAATACCACGCTGGTTTCATCTTTAACCCCACGGAGCTAACTATTACCCTAATGGCAACGTCTAACGCTGCACAGCTCATTGGGGACTGGTACGCAGCCGAGCGAACCGCGGTAGCGAAGTTTGCTTGTAACGCAGTGCTTACCATTCCAGCGCTTAACATCAAGTATAACTTTGTGAATGGAGTGCTCTATACGTGGACGCCAGCGCCTCCAGGGAAGCGAGTGTTACAACCACGCCCGGCGATATTCCACTTTGAATCCTGCACACCGAGCGCCGCATAATGTCCAGAAAACAAATCACGTATATCGTGGAAGATGAAGGCCGAGATAAGGGCAAAGAGTTCATTATCACGGAGATGTCAGCATGGGATGCCGAAGAACTTTCGGAAGAGATTTATCGGGCCATGGGTCATGGTGAATTCAACTCACTGCCGGCTGATGTAGTATCAATGGGTGTCGCTGGTTTGGCTACGGTAGGTATATCTGTTCTTGCCGCCGCTCCTGCATCGGTATCACGACCTATTTCAGATAGGATTCTATCGACAGTAGAAATTGTGATCACTAATGAAGGTAAGGACATTACCCGATCTATCAAACCAATCGACTTTGAAGAAGTCTCAACCATTCGCACGCTAAAGGATAAGGTTTTTGAACTGAACTTTGGTTTTTTATCACTCGCCGCCAAGTAAAGTTTCCTTACCTCGAAACCCCAAATCCACCGCGAAAACTCACCGCAACGGTAAACATCCCTAAGAACATATACGCCGTTATATGCTCAGGAAAGGCCACATATGCAGAATTGCAGAACGACCTGTCCGTGAGGGACATGTTTAACCTGTTGGAGGTGATCGCGGTGGAAACACATAACAGCGTTGCTTGGCGGCAGCACATGGAGAAACCACGGTGATTATTGAAGAGCTAGCATACAAAGTTACAGTAAGAACTGAGGAATTTCTCTCTGGTAAGAAAAAGGTCGAGGAAGGAGCTAAAGACCTTGGCAAGAACGTGTCAGATGCAATGGGCGAGGCTGAAACCAGCACAAAAGGCATTGGCACGGAAGTTAAGAAAGTTGGTGATCAAGTACGCCGAACTGCTGACGATACCAAGCGCCCATTTGGATTTATTAGTGGCGGTTTCTTTGGTGCCGCCAAAGGTGCCAAGGAGTTTGGCAAAGAAGGCAAGGAAGCATTGGGTAGTATTGTCACCGGAACTGCCAAGTTTCTTGGTCTTGCACTGTCCATTGAAGGTACTCGTCGGCTGTTTACTTCGGCAACTAATAGCCTCGTTGATTTAGGCAATGCGTCAAAGTTCCTAGACCTAGATCCTAAAGAGGTTGATGGTTGGAAGAAAGGTGCTGAATCGGTAGGTAGTTCTGCTGAGGCGATAACCAGTGCATTAGTGAAGTTAAAAAACACCAAAAACTGGTCAGTATCTGGCATGGGAGCGCCAGACGATTCTACCCAGGCAATATTACAACTAGGCTCACAAGTTGGGGTGGATATCATTGGGGCCAAAGATCCAGGCGAGATGTTTAAAAAGGTTGAAGATGCACTGCGTAAACTTCCAAAAGAGCAGGCGGCGACCTATATTCAGCGGCTTGGATATGACACATCATTGCTACCATCAATACTAGATGGCTCACTTGACCAAAAACAGGGTAAATTCCAAGGATCGTCAAACAATACTGAGCAGATGATTAAGCAGGCTCTGGAAGTGAAAGAGGTTATGGTTAAGCTAGACCAGACCACTGAAAGCTTAGGTAATAATCTGGTTAAAGTTTTTGGTCCAGATGCAGTGGCACTTATGGAAGCATTTAATCAATGGGTCACCGCAAATGGAGGAAATGTGATTGATTTCTTCAAAGATGCAGATAAGTGGGTTCGGCAATTTTCCGCAGCATTGGCGGGAAATAAAAACGCCATTCACCAGTGGGCGCAGGTATCTGATAACTTCAATCTAATCTCTGGGTTTGATAAGCCAGTTGTTGATTTAGGAGGATATCTGGATAAAAAACTGAAAGGTAACTCAGCTTGGGAAGCGTGGAAGGAAGTAAAAGATAAGGATATATTCTCATCATCAAAAGGTGATGGAAGCTATGACGAAGAAAAATTACTTGATGCATTGATGATGGCAGAGAGCGGTGGCAATTCGAACGCCGTATCGAAGGCTGGTGCTGTGGGCGCATACCAACTAATGGAAGGAACGGCTCGTGACATGGGGCTGAGAGTAGATAATGAGGTTGATGAAAGAAGGGATCCGATTAAATCTAGGGAAGCGGCACGGAAGTACCTTAATAGGCAAATCAATAAATATGGAAGCGTTGACCTTGGACTTAAAGCATACAACGTCGGGCCGGGGTCCTTGGATCGGTGGATTAATTCAGGGTCAAGGCCTCAAGACCTGAACAAAGAAACAAGCGCTTATGTTGGCAGGGTATCGAAATACTATGGCAGCGATCTAGCTAATGCCATCTCAATGTCTTCAATGCCTCAAAATAGTCAAAACAACGATAACAGCCAAACTAGCACGACACACATTGGAACTGTTCAAGTTAATAGCAACCCTCAAAGCGTTGACGCAATACAGAAATCAATTGAAGATCAACTTCGCCGAAGTGGTATGACTGGTTCGTTTATCTCTGGAAATTACTAAGACTACTTTTCTTTATTTATTGTAATGCCGGCTTGAGGGAATCTCTTTGAATGCTTGGATATTGCTGTCATTTGAGGGAACCCACCAGAACCGCACATGGAGTATTGAACATACACCCAGTCGCTATCGGAAAATATACCATCAACCCATGAGCGACTAGCATTATCCAATGATGAGAAGTTTGTCGGCATACTGATGCGAACGTTATTCATGTCTGAAAAAGTCATTTTATCAGGGTATCTATCATCGGAATCCATTGTAATTTTTTCAATTTTCATCATTTTTTCATGAACGTCGCAACCAGATATTTCAACGTTGAATGATTTCACCATAACTACATCGTTTTTTATGTCATTAATAATAGTAGTTACTTCCATTGGATAATCACTTAGAGCATTGAGTGTTTTTGCCGATGAGTAAAAAGAGATCAGAAGTGATGCAATTGCCAAGACTACACCATTAAAACTGGTCTTTATTTTCATATCAATTTCCTTATGTTTTCGATGATTTCACCAATTAGCTGTTGCAATAACACGCAAAACAGCCAACTAAAGTGGAATTTTTCTTTCTGGCGGTAACCATGAGCATTATCGATATTAACACCAGCGACATATTCAACGCTATTGGTGGTGGTTCTCCGTTGTCTATTATTGATAGCGTAATCCATCCATCATACTCAATCCGAAATCATGGGCAGGCAACCACGGCACTTGAATTCAGCGGTATGGCATCAATCCAGCCTAGCGCGGGAGCTAGCGTTGTTACTGCTCCTATTGAAAATGGCAAGTACCAATCTATCAATAAAGTGGTTCGTCCTGGTAGGGTTGTATGTGACGTGGTTATATCTGGACTCACTGGGTTAACTGGTTCCATACCAAATATATTCAATCTAACATTTACCAGCCAGTCAGATACTCTGACCACAATAAAAAACATGATCTCCGCTGCGGAAACGTATGATATCGACACGCCAAAAGACGTCTATGAAAGCTATGACCTTGTTGATTATAGCTATTCAGTAAATAGTAAGCGCGGGGTGTCATTGCTGGTTGTTAGTCTGATATTTGAAGAAATTAGGCAACAAATGGAGGTCCATCTATCAAGTACTCAAGCAAAAAGCACCCCTACAAAAGATGGGACTCAGAACGGTAATACCGGCGTTGGAGAGGGGGCCAATAACGGAGATTCGTCACCATCAAAAATTGACGAACTTCAAAAGTCATGGGCTAACTTGAAAAAAGCAGTTGGTGACACAGTAGATGGTGTAGCTGGGGCAATATCAACAGGGTTCACCTCTGCTATTGATACAGTTAAGGGACCCCTGATTGAGGCTGCTACATCGGCTGCTGATAAAACAACCAATCTGGTTAACTCTATAAAAAGCGAGATAACATGAATGTAATCACGCTGGAAAATAAAAAATCTCAATCAATATTTATAACGCTTGAAGGCCAGAGTTGCTTAATAAGGCTTATACAAAGAGATAGTTCTATATATATGGATCTCACCGTCAATGGCGACCCCATACTTCAAGGCGTTCCATGCTTGTATGCAAATAAGATTGTCAGATACAAATATCTGGGGTTTAGAGGTGATTTATTTTTTCTTGATAATGAAGGTCAGTCTGACCCTCAATGGGATGGGCTTGCGGATAGATTTCCTCTTTATTTCATAACGGAGGCCGAACTTGTATAGCAAAAAAGAACTACGTTATGAGTTTGCTTTATCGAATGGCTCTTTTGATAAAGAGGGAAATGACAAAATAAGCATTGATAACGTTAAATCTTCATTTCGGGTTGGTTCGTATGGAAGTTACGGCGGTGTTCAATCAGAAATAATGATATTCGGGCTTAGTTTAGATCGCTTAGCCATGTTGTCAGGCAAAGGTATTGGGGTATGGACTCCAGCACAAGACACAAGCATTAGCGTCTACGTTGGGGTAAATAAAATATTTTCAGGTGGTATTTTCGCCAGTTACGCCAACATGAATGGTCAGCCTGAAACCGCTCTAATTATGAATGCGGTTGCTGGACTAAGCCTGAAGACTTCATCATCTAGCGCATTCTCACAGCCTGGTGCTGTACCTGTATCCACAATGCTTGGTGCAATCTGCAATATATTTGGATTTAAATTAAACGCTCACGGCCTTGATGGAATAATTGCTCAAAGCCCTAATTTTGCCGGTAGTCCAATGGATCAAATAAGGGACATATGCCTGGCTCATGGGTTGAGATATCAGATTTTCGATAATGTTGTAACCGTATGGCCGGAGAAGTCGGCAATAGATGATGTTGTTCCATTAGTCTCTTCAGAAAGTGGATTGATTGGATATCCTGTGTTCTCGCAAAACGGAATGACTTTCCAAACTCAATTTTCCACATTGCTATCCCAAGGCAGAGTAATTGAGCTTGTTACATCACTACCTAATGCCAGCGGAAGATATTTATTGAATGTCGTTGAGCACTTCCTCAGTTCATGGACGGAAGGCGGCAGTTGGCACACAGTGTGCCAAGCCTCAAGAATGATGCAGGAGAATAACCAATGAATAATCCTTATTCTCAATCTCAAAATCAATCCAATGACAGTGATGCATTCGCCTCATCATTCAATAAGCTACTTAACTCAAATTACTTTATCAGACTTGCTACTGTAACCGCCGTTCGTGGCACAGCACCTAATCTAGTTGTCGATGTATTACCTCTAGTGGCGGAAGTTCGTAGCAGTGACAGAACTATCATTCAGGGTTCGCAGATTTACAACATTCCCGTTTGGCGATTGCAGCGAGGCGGAAGCGCAATAATCATGAATCCTGTAGCCGGTGATATTGGGCTTATAGCTGTCTGCGATGTTGATATATCAGTAGCGCGAGCGGCAAGAAAAGAATCAGTCCCCGGCAGTAATCGAACTCACTCGCAATCAGATGCCATTTACTTTGGTGGTGTACTAAACGGGCAACCAACGCAGTTCATTGAGTTCGCTGATAGTGAGTTAAATATCACATCACCTAATCCGGTAAACATATCCTGCTCAAAGGCGAATATAACTGCTCCTGACGGGGTTGAAATGACAACGCCACTGCTGCATGTCACTGGAAATATAACGGCAGGCAGTAACATAACTGACAATGCAGGAACTCAATCTGCTTCCCTCAAAGAGTTACGTGATAAATACAACGCCCACGATCATGATGTTGTTAACGTTCAGGGCGGTTCATCCACTATCACATCCAACACTACGGACAATCAGGTATGACATACAGAACCTTAATGCTTGATCCTGATACATGGGACTTAACGTTAGATGGTAATGGGAACATTGCCATTGCTGATAGTAGTTATGCCGTCGCTCAAGATGTTGCATCGGCCTGCCTGGTGTTTTCTGGTGAGTGTTATTACGACAATACTTTGGGCATACCGTGGAAAGAAGAGATCTTGGGTTCGCGCCCCTCCGCTGGCTATATCGCCAAAAAGATGGAAGGTGAAGCCAAGAAATTACCCATTGTTAGCCAAGCGATCGCTAACGTGTTTTTCGACAAGAACACACGCAAAACGCGGGGGGCCATTCTGGTGACCGATAGAGATGGAAACCAATCACAGGTAATTCTATGACAACGTTAAAAACAGCGGTTCCCGGTGTAACCATCACAGAAACTGGCTTACTTGTTCCTGATATTGCTGATGTTCTGTCTGGGCGGTTAACAGATCTTGATGCCGCGATGGGGGGCGGGGGTAGCCAATCGCTATCTTCACCTCAAGGGCAAATATCTCAGTCAGACACGGAGATCATCGCCACAAATTATGACGCATTGCTGTGTCTGTTTAACCAGATGAATCCTGACTATGCTACGGGGCGTTTTCAAGACGGGATAGGGCGCATCTATTTTCAGGAGCGCATTTCAGCACAGGGGACAGTAGTCACAGCAACATGTAATGGAGCAGTAGGGACGCTGATCCCAACTGGAAGCACTGCACAAGATGAGGCTGGATATATTTACCAGTCAATCAATGCTGCCACTATCGGGCCAACTGGATCCGTTGATGTTCAATTCCAAAATCAAACTACTGGACCAATACCTTGCGGATCTGGTGAGTTAAACCAAATATATGCGACTGTTTCTGGCTGGGATGCGATCACGAATGATGCTCCTGGTGTAGTGGGTATTGATGTTGAATCCCGCGTAGCATTCGAGACTCGCCGCCGCCAGTCTGTGGCAAGAAATGGTAGTAATACTGACACCTCATTGCTTGCTGTATTGCTTGAAACTGATGGAGTTCTTGACGCATACGTATGGTCAAACCGGACAGACGCAGTAGTGAACAAAGGAACAACAAACTTTCCTGTTGTTTCCCACTCTATCTACATAGGCGTATACGGGGGCGAAGATGCTGATGTTGCAAATGCAATATTAAGCAGAAAAAACCCCGGCGCTAATCTAAACGGTAATACCCATTATTCCATTGAAGACAAAGAAAACTATAGTGCACCATATCCGGTTTACGATATGCAGTGGGAAAAAGTCGCGCCGGTACGGATTTATTACAAAGTAGAAATAGAAACAAATGAGAACCTCCCATCTGACATTTCAGCTCAAGTTAAGACGATGGTTGAGCGTGTTTTTAATGGAGAATATGAAGGGATAACCAAAGCTAGGATTGGTGCAAGAATTAATGCCGGTATTTATTACGCCCCTGTTATTTCAATTTCACCCGACTATGTGAACATCTCATCTATATCGATATCTATTGATGGATTGGCATTTACGCAATCAGTAACGCCGGGCATAGACCAGATCCCCACAATTCAACAATCTGACATTGAGGTGATATTAGTGTGAGCCAAGAAGATACAATCCTAACGCAATACTCAGCAAGTAATAGAATCCTCTCCATCATCGACACATTCAATCAAGCCGTAAGCCTAGCCGACTTCACAGACGAATTTATTAAAAAAGTCTGGAATATAACGACGTGTGAAACTTTTGGTCTAGACATGTGGGGAAAGGTTGTTGGAGTTTCCCGCTACATTATAGCTGGAATAGATAATGATTGTTTCGGCTTCTCTGAAGCAGATGATGGAGGGGGTTATCCAGCCCCGTTTGGTGATAGTCCATTTTATGCAGGGGTACAAGAAACTGAAACAGTAAGATTAAGCAATGAAGCTTATCGAACTTTAATATTGTGCAAAGCCTTTTCAAATATAAGCATCGCCACAATAAAAGACATCAACAAGTTTCTAACCATGCTATTTCTTGGGCGCGGAAGGTCTTATTGCGTCGATTACGGCGATATGAAAATGGGGATAATTTGCGAGTTCAAATTAGAGCCATACGAAATATCAATTTTAGAAAATTATGAAGTGCTGCCAATACCTAGCGGCGTTCTTGCAATCGTTAGGCAAGTCGTTTCTCCGTATTTTGGATTTGCAGATGATGCATACCCCTTCAATGATGGAACTTTTTTCAGAGATATCTAAATGAATAGAACTGATGATCCAAAAAAACAACCCGTACCATTTGGCGTAAATGGGCCAAGAGAAGATATCGGTCCAACTACACCAACTGGCGATAACTCTGCATCATATAACTCAGGGTTCCCGCCAATCACAATGCTCCTGAAAGCTGCGGGCGGGCTGCCGCCAAAGGGTCAGGACATGAACCAAATACTCTATGAACTTTCAAGCCTGTCGCGCTGGAATAGTGCCGGGGCATTGAACGTATATGATTCTACATTTGGGGCGGCAATATCTGGATACCCAAAGGGTGCCGTATTAAGCAATTCAACATTTACCGGGAGCTGGTTAAATACCACTGACGGGAACACCGCCAACCCAGAAAACACCAACGCATCGCTAACAGGTTGGGTTCCTGCGTTCACTTACGGCACAACTGATGTAACCGGATTAGCTGCTGCAAACGTCACTCTCACTGCGCTACAGGCTGCAAATGAGCGCATTACGTTAGCTGGTATGCTGACAGCAAATATTAACCTTATATTCCCAGCCTGGAGCAAGAGCTGGACAATCGTTAACAACTGCACCGGTGCTTTTAGTGTCACATGCAAAACACCAAGTGGAACCGGCATAGCTGTTGCAGCGGGATCGACGGTTAGAATTATTGGTAATGGCACTAACATCATTTCCAACGAGTCACCATTGATCACCGGCGCACTCCAAAAGTCAGCGAACCTATCAGATTTGGCGAATGTTCAAACAGCGCTGGCTAACCTAACCCTGACAGACATGGGTATTGGCTTGCCGAGTATGACGGTCATCGCTAACTTTGACTGGCAGAACTTTGTATTCACATCAGGGGCTAATTACCTAACTGCTTACAATACGTGGATTAACCCTCCCGCAGGAATTACGTATAACGCGGGGGATAACATTAGCGTCCGCGTTGAATATGTATATGGTAATCGAATAGGTCTAAGACTAACACCAGACACAGGCGCGGCCGCTAACTTTAAGGTCTATGAACTGCTCTGCGTTGGTGCGGCAGGTTCTCGAGTGTTTACTTTCAATCAAGATTGGAACTCAGCAATACCGGTGCCAATTACTGGCGGTGGCACAGGTGGTAAGACTGCTGCTGAGGCTCTCACAAACCTTGGTTTGGGCGAAGGTAGTCTAGTTCCCATTGGCATCCCTCTTCCTTACCCGCTAGCTACCCCTCCTACGGGGTTTCTGAAAGTAAACGGTTCATCGTTTAGCGCAGCAACATACCCAAAATTGGCGTTGGCATATCCGTCTGGTGTATTGCCTGATTTGCGCGGCGAGTTTATTCGTGGCTTTGATGATGGGCGTGGTGTTAGGGCAGACCAAAACTTATTGGGATGGCAGGGGGGCGCGATACAAAGCCATAACCATGGGCTCTCGAATTTTGAGATTCGCGGACTAACAGGCGGCCCCACACCAGGTTGGTTTACAAGCGTAAACGGCCTTTCAACAAGTGATTCTGGCGGTGATGAAACTCGCCCACGGAACATTGCATTTAACTACATTGTGAGAGCTATATAATGACAATTGAATTTGATAAAGATGGAAACTCACTCGAAGCCGGAATTGTGACTGTTTATAACACCGCGCCAGTGACTAATGAATATATTTTGAAGTCAGAAGAATACCTCCAAATTGGAGTTGGTATCCCCGTACATTCATATATTGACGAGCCGCCAATAGCGAAAGTAGGATTTGCCATTTGCCGCACTACTGACAAGAAAACGTGGGAATATGTTGTAGATCATCGTGGCGAAACTCGCTATAGCACTGCAACTAAAACTGAAATCCTCATTAAAGAATTAGGCGATTATCCGGCTAATACAACTGATAAAGCGCCAGACCAATTCGACAAATGGAACGGTAATTCTTGGGTTATTGATGAAGAAGCCAAATCAACAGCAGCGATACAATCCGCAACGCTCAAAAAAGCCGAACTGAAAGCCATTGCTGATTCTGAGATTGATTGGCGACAAGATGCTGTTGATGGGGGTGATGCCAAAGCTAATGAAGTGACTGAGCTGGCAGCATGGAGGAAGTATCGAGTGTTTTTGATGAGGATTGATACATCAAAAGCTCCGGATATCGAGTGGCCAGCAGCTCCGGAGTGATGGGGCAGGGATGCCTACGAGGTGGGGCTGAATGAATGGGGCAAAAATGGGGCAAAAAATTGCCGCAAGATAGCTCATTATCACTAAGTGTATTGAGTTCGCTTGCGGCAAGGCTTTGTTTTACTCACATCAACTCAGAATAACCCTTTAAATCTTCCTTCATTTCACCATAACACGATGTTAAGATTTGGCAATCAAGACGCTTAGATGTTTAAACGGCTAAATGACGAAATTGGCTAAGCATAGATAAAATTATGCTAATGATTTTTTTGCGCTAACAAATGTCGTCATGCCGATTGCAGTGGCAACATGCCATAGCACATCAACACCACAACAGGGATATGCAATGACAGAAAATGTACAACTCGGCGCGCTGCTAGCCGCCTGCCACTGGATTGGCGAGAAGGGCTGGTGCCCAGCGACCGGCGGCAATATGTCCCTGCGGCTAGATTCCGCTCAATGTCTGGTTACGGAGTCGGGCAAAGATAAAGGGAGTTTGACCGCGGATGATTTTTTGCTGGTGGAGACGGCCAATAACCATGTTCCCAGCGGGCGCACCCCGTCAGCGGAAACTGGCCTGCATACCCTGCTTTATCGGCTGTACCCTGAAATCAATGCGGTATTACATACTCACTCGGTGAATGCTACGGTGCTATCGCGCGTCGAGCGTAGCAATGAGTTGGTATTGCACGGCTACGAGATGCAGAAATCCCTCTCGGGGCAACGCAGTCATCTGGATAGCGTGGTGATCCCCATCTTCGATAATGATCAGGATATCCCGGCCTTGGCACAGCGAGTTGCCGCGCTGGCTGATAATCATCCATTACGTTATGGTTTTTTGGTCCGTGGGCATGGTTTGTATTGTTGGGGAAATAGTGTGTCTGAAGCCCGCCGTCATTTGGAAGGGCTGGAGTTCCTGTTCCAGTGTGAACTGCAACGCCGTTTGTTGGATGCCAATTTTAAACTGGGGGCAAAATGA